CCTGTGGGACTCCCGCCGGGAATCCGTCCAGATGCACCTCCACTTGGCCGAGCGGAACCGCCTCTTCCGCGCCGGCCAGCAGTGGATTTCGGCGCAGGGACTGGGGCCGTGGCGCGAACCGTCCCGTCCTCGGGACGCGGCGCGGGTGGTCTACAACATGATGGATAAGGCGCTCGACCAGCGCCTGCAGATCATGATGGACCAGAAGCCGGGGTTTGCGGTCACCCCGACCACCCAAGACCCGGAAGACAAGCGCAAGGCGCAGGCCCAACAGCTCGCGCTGGAGTACCAGTACGAGCAGCAGAACATGATCCGCGTCGCCCGCGAAGCCGGCTTCTGGGCGCAGACGGACGGGGTCAGCTTCTGGCATATGCACTGGGATCCCGACAAGGGGCCGTGGGATGAACGGCTGGGCGAGCGTCCGGGGCAGCGGAAGCCGCTGGGCGACATCGGCTGTCAGACCCTCCGCGTGGAGCAGGTCCGCGTGTCGCCCAACGCGACGGCGACCCAAGCGCCCCGCTGGGTGGTCATTCGGGAAGTCATTGCCCGGCAGGAGGCGGCGTTCCGGTACGGGATTGCCGGCTTGGATGCCAGCGCCTCCAGCCTCAATACGGGCAATACGCCCACCTACAGCGGCTCAGAAGGCATGGGCGCGTGGGTGTTGACGCAGACGACGATTGGCGAGGGGCAGCGGCTTCGGGACGAGGAAGTCACCGAGCGCTTCACCGTCTACTTGGCGCCCCATCCGGATGTCCTCCCTGAGGGGCTCCAGATGGTGGTGGTCGGGGACGAGGTCGTGTTTGGCCCAGCCCCACTGCTCTGGGGTGTGATCCCGGTGGTCCCGGTTCGGGACGGTAGTAGCGATCCGTCCTATTTCCCCCGCCCGGTGATGGAGCAGTGGATCGACCATCAAATGCGCGTCAATGCGCTCCTCTCCAAGTGGGTGGAGAACATCCGCGTCAACGCCGGGGGCCGGTTCCTGACCCGCCCCAACGCGATTGCCACCGAGACGTTCATGGGCGGCGTGACCTCCATGATCGAAGTCCGTGGCGCTGGGTCGATGTCCGACTCCATCCAGCCGGTCAACGGGTTCTCCGTGGGCGCCGACGTGAAAGAGGCGCTGGCACTGGAACGGCAGGCGTTTGAGAACGCTTCGGGGTGGAACCAAGTCAGCCGAGGTCAAGCGACCGGCGAGTCGGGCCGGGCGATTATCGCCACCCGCGAGCAGTTGGAGCGCGTCTTCAGCCCGGTCGTCGCCGCGATGGCCCATGCCTTTACGGACTGGTCGAAGGTGACGTTGGCCGGGATGGCGTGGGGGTACGATGTGCCCCGCTCCCTGGGCGCCATTGGCAAAGGCCGCCCCGATCTGGCCCGCGCCGTGAGTGCGTCGGACTTTGACGGGCAGTCGGATGTGCGCGTGGAGCAGGCGTCCATGATGCCGATGCCGATGGCCTTCCGCATGTACCTGCTGGACAACTGGCTCCAGACCGGCGTGATCGACCTCAAGGAATACCGCCGCCGGCAGCAGTTCGCCGTGGCGCGGGACATCCAGTCGCCGGACGAAGATCAGGAAGCCCGTGCCCGTCGGATTGCCGATGCCATTCGGCTGGGATCGCCAGTTCCCGAGCTGCGCTGGCAGGACAACGAAGCGATCCATCAGGACGTGCTGGAGCGGGAGATCCTGCTGCAGGACGACCTGCCTCCCGAGATTATCGCCGCCGCGCAGGAACGCTGGACGGCACTGGCCAATCAGGCCGGACAGAAACAGGGCGGAGGGATGCCGCCCATGCCCGGAGCTCCGGGCGGACCCGGAGGCGCACCGGCAGGGCCGCAAGGCCCGCCCGCCGCCTCGGTCCCGTCCATGCCGCCGGGCAATTTGCCTCTCGCCGCCAACAACCCGCCCATTGGGGTCGCCCCCCTGATGCAGCAGGCGTTGGCGGGTATCCCGGATGAGGAGCTGGCGGCTCGTCAAGCGGACATCCTCTCCCGCCAGCAATAGGACGCCCGTATGACTGCACCCGTTCTGGACATCAGCACCGCCATCGACGAAGCCGTTTCGGCGGCGTTGCCCGTCCCCCAGCCCGAGGTCGAGGATGCCCCTCCCGCGCCCGTTCCGGATTCTGCCGAACCGTCTGCTGATGCCGAGGTTCCAGCCGACGTGGCTGAGCCTGCCGCTGCGTCATCGGAAGATGCGGCGGATTCCGCGAGTGATGAGCCGGGAGCGGAGACGCCCAGCCTCCCAGACGGGTACGTGGCGGTCCCTACGGTTGCCGAAGGCTTAGCGACCGACTTCCGACTGATGGATGCCGAGGGCGAGGTCGAAATCCCCGCCCTCATCGTGGAATACAAGGCCAACGGCAAGGTCCGACAGGACCGGCTGGATCAGGTCGTCAAGCTCGCCCAGTGGTTCCGGGAGGCCGTCCAAGAGGCGTACCTCGCGGAGAACTCGCCGGAGCAACGGGCCGCTCGTGCGGAACAGCGCATTGAGGACCTGAAGGTCCAGCACCAGTTGCAGCAGATCAGTACCAGTGGGGAGCAGTTCTATCAGCAGGAAGTCGTGCCAGCCCTTGAGATGATTCGCAAGGCACTGCCCACGGTTTCTGAGGAAGAACTGGGGTCTCGACTGGAGATGGCGATGAAAGCGCACGCGGAGGTGGCGCCCAATGGGACGCCCTACATCTCCCCGTCACGTTATGACGCCATCCGGCAGTACATCGTCGAGGACTTGGCTTTGTGGGCGCAAGCGGCCCATGTCCGTCGAGCCCAGCCCGTGCAGGCCGTGCAGGCCAACGCGGAACTGGAACGGGCACAGGTGGAAGCGCAGAAAGCCAAGCGTATGGTCGGGCAGAAGCTCAAGCCGGTCGGCCAGCCGGGGGTCACCCCGGATCGTCCGGCCAAGCCGAAGCCGATCCACTCCGTGGACGATGCCGTGGAAAGCGCCCTCTCGTCGGTGCTTTCTTCCCTTCGATAACGCATTCTCTCTCCATAGGAACTTCAGATCATGCCTTCACCCACTGTCATTACCGATGCGGAACTGACGGGTCTGCTCAAGAACGTCTATTCCCAGTACCGCGAGAAGGTCCAGAACCTCGTCACCCCGCTCCTCGCCCAGCTCAACAAGGCGAAGGCGGGCGGCCCGCGCAACATGCGCTGGGGCGGCAACAACGTGTTCTTCGACGTGGTCGTCGGGCGTCCGTCCGGCTCCACGTTCTCGCAGAGCGGGTACTTCCCGCCCGACACGACGGCCACCGAAGTGCAGGGCAATGTGGGCGTCGTTCGCGCCTACACCACCCGGCAGATCGACGGGCTCGCCTTCGTCGGCACCCAGTCCAAGGACGCCGCCTTCACCACCATCGCCACCAAGACGATGGAGGAAATCAAGCAGGCGTCTGAGATCCTCATGCAGCAGGCGCTGCACAACAAGGCGGACGGCGTGGTCGCGCTCGTCGGCACCGTGAACAGCACGACCGAAATCATCGTCTCATCCCCCTACGGGGTGTCGGGCGCTGGGCAGGGCGGGCTGCTCCTCTCGGTGGGCGACTACATCGCCGTGCTGGACACCTCCGTCTCCAACGCCGTGCTGGGCCGGTCGGCTATCACCGCCATCGTCAACAGCGGCGATAACGCCACGCTGACGCTTGGCACCGCGATCAGCGGCATGGCCTCGACGGACAAGATCGTGAAGGCGACCGCCAGCGATACGTCCTTCAACGCGGCCATGAACGGCCTCATCAACATCACCAACCGGGGCGGCTCCTACGCCTCGCTGCACAACATCTCGGCCTCCACCTACGGCATCTGGGACAGCATCCGGATGGTCGCGGGCACGGATACCCCGGATGCCACGCAGCCGACCGAGGACGACATCTGGGTGCTCATCCAGCGGATCGCCGGGCGCTCCGGCAAGGATGCCCAGCTCCGTCCGAAGGAGTTCCTGCTCATGACCACGCCGGGTCTTGGCCAGAAGCTGATGCAGTCGTTCGTGGCCCAGCGCCGCTTCGACAGCGCCGGCTTCGAGACCACGATCAAGGGCGGGTACAAGGCGCTGCAGGTGTGCGGGATCCCGCTGGTGACGGACTATTACGTCCCCGCCGGCACGATCTACCTCCTCCACATCCCCTCGCTCGCGTGGGTGGATGCCAAGGACTGGGGCTTCGTCGAGTTCGAGGGCGCCGGGCCGTGGCGCTGGATTCAGGGCCGGGATGCGTTCGAGACCACCTATGCGTGGTATGGCAACATCGCCAGCCTCGCCCGCAACGCCCACGGGTCGATCACGGGCTACACCGACACGGCGCGGTTCTCGCACGTCGTCTAACCTGCGTGACGGGGAGGGGCTTCGGCTCCTCCCCTTCACCCCTTTCTTGAGGAGTGTGCGATGGGAAACTTTTTCAGCCCGTTGGCCGGTCGGTTTGGCATCATGCCCAATCTGCTGGCCGGTCGGTGTGATGCGGCCATTGGCAACAGCACCACGACGACCTACAGCTTTGGCGGGCATCCGGCCAAGTGTGTCATCAACCGGGCGGTGGTTTCGGCGGGGACCGTCCCGGCGTCCACCAGCGGGACGATCTTGGCCGTGCTGCAGAAGTACGACGCCAGCGCCAACACGGCGGTGACGCTGACGGACAACGTGGATCTGGAGGCGCTGACGGCCAAAGAAGGCACGGCGGTCACCCTGCTTACCACGCTGACGGACGCGGAGAAGCTGCTGGACACCGGCGACACGCTGCAGTTCGTGGTGACCACGAACAACACCGTGACGACGGCGGCGGTCGATCTCATGGTCAACGTCGAACTGCTGGTGCAGAACTGATGGCCATGCCGATGGTGTTGAGCCATCGGGGCACCCCGGAGCCGTCGTCGGAGATCCAGCGACGGCTTCGGCAGGTGCATCCCCGCCTCGAACTCCGCTATGTGGACTCGGTGGACGCCCACTGGGCCATCTGTATGCGCTGGGCGGAGAACGACCGGCGGTGGGCGATGATCCAGTCCAACGAGGTGGACCCGAACCGGAGCATCGACATCGTCGGCTACCTGCCGATGACCTGTGCGCCGGACGAAGCCGCGCCGTATCTGGAGCGGTCGTTCAAGGAGTACCCGGCTGATGAGGTCCGCAGCATCGCCCGGTCCATCGAACAGTACAATCTGACGGCCCCCACCGCGCAGGCCGTGGAAGCCGCCATCGCGGACGTGTTAGACTCATCCAATCCGGCCAACCAGCCGAAGCGGCGCGGTCGTCCCCCCAAAGTCCGAGCGTAACGTCCTATGGCCACCGTGACCCGTGCCCAACTGATCGCGTTGACCCGCGAGTACATGGATGCCGTTGGGTCCACGCGCTGGTCGGACGACACGATCAAGACCGTGCTGAACAGCGTGTATGACGAGGAGTGGTCGAACATCCTCAACGCCGCCCCGTTCTACACCTTCCAGCAGTTGACCCTGACCACGGACAGCAACGGGCAAATCCCGTTCACCAGCCTGTCCACCGGCGGGGGCGACAGCCAGAAGAACTTCTATCGCATTCTCTCCGTCTCGGACGGCAACGTCCTGTACAACCAGACGGAGTTCTCGTACGTCCCGCTGGCCACGACCACCAACTATCTGCCGACGTACCCGCGCCTCTACTACACGATTGGGACGAGCGTGCAGATTCTGCCGGTCGGCAGCGGGACCACGATCTATGTGGCGGTCAACTACAAGCCCACGTCGCTGAGCGATCTGGCGTCGGACAGTTCCGTCATCGACTTCCCCGGCAACAGCGAGCTGCTGCTGACGGCGGTCGCCTCGGCCAAGCTCCTCTTGAAGGGTGGGGCGGAAGTCGCGGCGGCCAACAACTACCGCGCCTTGGCCAACGAGGAGCGGCAGTCGCTGCTGGACGATCTGCGCCGCCGGACGATCAACCCGACGATGATGGCCTACCCGGATCAGAAGTATGACTGGAGTGGCGGCTGATGGCGGCGGAGCCGGGAGGCGTCCGCCTCGCGGACCAGCAACCGAAGTTTGACGGCGGACTCAACGATGTGTCCGACGACTCCGCGCTGCAGCCGAACCAGATGCGCCGGTCGATCAACGCCCGGCTCACGGACTACGGCGCGGTCACGAAGCGGGGCGGGACGCAGCGCAGCTCCACCGCCGCGCTGGCGGCGGCTGCCGTCCTGAACGGGTTCACCTTCCGGCAGGACAGCGGGACGGAACAGATCCTCGCCGTCTGCAACGGCGTCCTCCGCACCACCACCTACGGGGCCT